CTGTATACATCTAATGTATTGTTATTATTACTTTTGCGCAACTATAGCATTTCTAATTTAATTTGCTATATTTGCGCAAATGTTTTACGAACGTTTTACGAAAAACGAAATTTGAAAATAACTGTTTTACAACGATGCCTACAGTAAAGATTATAGTTCTTAAACATCAAAAAAGAGAAGATAATACTTGGAATGTCAAGATTAGAATTACGCATGATAGGAAGTCTGCTTATATTGCAACTTCTCATTATGTTGGTATTGATCTGATTAATAAAAAGACTTTCGAGTTGAAAGAACGAAATAATCCTATTTATGATCTGTTAATGATAGACGTCCTAAAAATCAGGGAGGAGCTATCCAAGTTAGGACACACGATAGAACTGTATTCTGCAAAGGGATTGTGTGAGTTGATGAAGGAGAAACTTGCGAATAAACCTGATGGGGTGAATTTTTTTGATTTTGGCTATTCTTTTGCTGAGAAGATGCTGAAAGAAGGTAAGAGAACTGGGGAAAACTATCGTATTGCTGTGCATAAGTTTGAGGAATTTATAGGCAACAGGAATTTACAGTTTTCTGATATAACTTCATCCGTATTGATGAAGTATGATGAATATTTGAGAGGTCTGCATTCGAAACGTGGTATAGGGAACATTTCTGATTCGGGAGTCCGTTTGTATACTTCTAAAATACAGGCTATATTTAATAGGGCTAAATTGGAGTATAATGATGAAGATTTAGGAGTTATACGTATTGCTAACAATCCATTTGCAAAATATAAGATTCCGAAAAATCCAATAACTAGAAAGCGTTCGTTAACCGTTGAACAAATACGGGCAATAAAATCTTATCGTGTTCCCGATAATATGACGGGAGTAATGCTAGCTAGAGATGTGTTTATTATGTCTTTTATTATGGTTGGAATGAACTCTGTAGATATGTACTATGTGGGTGTGCCTAATAATGGACGATTAGAATATGAACGTAGAAAAACTATGAACAGACGTGATGACCGGGCTTTTATCTCAATTAAGGTTGAACCTGAGTTATTGCCGTATTTAGAGAGATATAAAGATTCATTAGGAGATCGTGCGTTTAACTTTTTTGTAAGATATTCTACACATAAACAGTTTGTTCATAAGGTTAATGCTCATTTGAAAAAAGTAGGAGATGAATTAGGAATACCAGATTTGACTCTTTATGCAGCGCGCCATTCATGGGCTACTATTGCCCGAAATGATTGTGGTATATCTTTGGATGATGTCGCCATGTGTTTGAATCATAAATCGGGTCATGATGTCACCGACACCTATATAAAGAAAGATTGGAGTATTATAGATCGTAATAATAGAAAAGTTATAGATTACGTATTAGGACAATAAAAAAGCCCGTTTTTAGACGGGCTATTATTGGTATATGTTAGATATCGTTTAATATATTTTTTTCTTTTTCCTTTTTTCGTAATTCATTGTTTATCGCATCTTCATATGATATTTCAATACAGCTATATTTGTTTATTTCAACACTTATATATCCTTCTTTTGTCTTGAAATAAGATGAATATGTACATTTCTCTTTGCTTAAAGCCAGTTGTTCATATCCATCTCCTTCATAGTAGGGCTTAGAGAAAAATTCATAACTTTGCGGTTCTCCATATTTCTTTGTATATAATTCCTTGAAATCGAAATATTTCATTTTTAAGGAGCTCCAAGAAGCTGTTTTAGGGAATTCTGCACAGACTTTCCATACTGTTTTGGAATCTTGGGAAGCCAAAATGTATAAAGTGACTGATTCATTGGCAAATTCTCCTTTCATAATAGCAGCGTCATTTCCCAAATCTTTTTCTTTTATAAATCCTTTCTCTTGTAACTTCTTCATAAAGCTACTTAAAGTACCATCTAATGTTACTCCTTTAAAATCCAAGTGCAATCCTAAAGAATTGTCTTGTTCTTGTGCATGCGTACCGCCTAACAATAATGTTAGCATTGAAATCAATAAAATGATCTTTTTCATAAGCTAATTTTTTAATTATCCGATTTTGTTTGATTGTGTGAATTTAAATACTCTACTGCCTTTTGGTACTTTTCATTAAATTCATTCATCTTTTTATTATATCTCACTGTGTCTTTAAATAATTCAAAGTCTTCTTTAATATGTGCTTTCTCTGTTTCTGCATTTTCTATAATATCTTTATAATACTCTATGTTCTGTTGTTCAACGACAGAGCGCCATAAGAATATAGGGACCAGTAAAAACAATGAGAGTAAAATGTATAATATGCCTGCTTTTATTAGTGATTTTCGCTCGGAAGGATTACAAGGTACTTTTATTCTTATATCCTGTTTTACATGTCCGTTCAGCCTGCGACCATCTTTATATCTTTTATCTGGTACAAATTGTGCAACTAAAACAGATTTCTTCATGAATACTGTTTTTTGAAAAAACTTCATGATACCAAATATTAATATAATAATAGAAGGTACTACTAAAATAGCAAAAAATAAAGAAACAATATAGAGTGCTATTTTAATACCAGCGTTATATCTAAATAAAGATACTTTAAACCCTTCTGCTTCTGCTCTTAATCTTAATTCTTCGGGGGAGATAACCTCATTGGTTGATTCATCGAAAAATTGGTTATGTGTATTTTTACCGATACCTCTTATTGGGGTACTATGTGCATTCCCATAAATAGAGTTACTTATCACTTTCCCTCCATCTCGTCCCACTTGATTCACAGCAGACCGTATAAACCCTTTTGCTAAATCTTCAGTAAAATTTCCCATTAAATTTATTGCTATTTTTTATGTTGCCAACAGTAGATGCTTCCTTTTTCTGCATTACGTTTACATTGGTCTCCATCTTTAGTTATTGCCTGACATCTTTGGTTGTCGTCTTCATCACTACATGCTTGCAAAAATGTTGGTAATAAAAAGATTGAAATTAATAGCAGTGCCTTTTTCATAATCTTGTGTTTTAATTTAATATTCGATTGTTATTCTTATTTTATCTTCTTCTAGGTCTAACTGATTCTATAACATTGAAAATCTGTTTTACATCGCACAAATCAATAACTCGATCAGGATACATATCATTTAATGAATGAATAGTAATAGTGTGATTTTCTACATCATGATCTATAATGCGCTTTACTATAATTCCATCGGTATGTACAATGACAAAATCCCATTTACGAAGATGCAGTTTAGAACTCACCCATAAATGGGGCTGTATTTCACGGCAGTAAAGTCTATCTCCTTCTAGATAGCTTTCTTCGGTTCCATTGTTCATACTGTCTCCTTTGACCTCAAAGGCTATATAATTTCCATGTCCTTCTTTATCTACTATAAATGGTATTTTAGGTAACTGCTCCATGTAAGATGTGTCTGTGTATCCATCTAAATAACCCGCATAAGCGAATTGATTAACTAACGGGATATAAACTACGTCTTGTTGGATGGGCGTAGCTTCATTATATTGGGGTGTATTATTGGTAGTTTTGAGCATTTCGCCTTCTCCTGTAAGTAGCCAAGTAGGATTTACGTCAGGAATTTTAGACAGTATTTTATCTAAAACACTTTTTCCGATTCCTCTTTTTCCACTAACCCATCCACTTGTAGTAGATGTTTTCTCATTCATGAAATTAGCAAATTCCATGTTATTATCATGGAAAAAGTATTTTCTTACTTCTTTAATCCTTTCAAATACTTCCATATCACAGGTTGAAGATTCGCATTATTGTTAATAAATCTTTTATTTGCGAATTATATTCGCATAAAATTTGCATGATTCGCAAAAGTGCGTATCTTTGCAACGTCAAACAACATCCAACACTGCAAAGGTGCGAAGTTTGAGTGAGAAAACCAAATATTTTACATAACTAAAAATAGGTAAGACGATGAACGCATTTACACTTTTGACTGAAAACGGAAAATTCAATAACAGTGAGATAATGAAACACGCTCACATTTTGAAAGCGTATCGTCGTATCTCTTTGGGTGAAGCTTTGAAAAAGGCTTGGTTCTTGGCAAAGAGACAGCAGAAAGAATACAGGGAGATTGAAGAAGATAAAAAGTCCTTCAAGCCGGTGTTCAATGTTAACAATGGTAATGTGTTGAAATCGTTCTTTGCTGGCAATCATGCTGATTATATAAATCGTGATAGTTCTTGGAGATAAAATGTAAATCCGCAAAAAGGTGGTCTTCATAATCCGACATAAGGCTCCTACAATGTTCAGCGCTGATAGTAAGGGAAACCAGTCGGGCGGATTTAGAAAAAAGCTTGCGTAGACGTAGAGAATATTCTACGCAAGTACTACTAAATAGTTCTTTGACATATTGGATCATACGAAAAGAAATTCAACCGTAGCAGGAATGCCGTGATCGGTTGAAGGTTCGAATTAGTTACATATATCACTTGGAAGTCCGAAAAGTCTTTATCAGTAAGCATATAGCAGGTTAGGCGAGCTATAACGCTATCTAAGTGATTCAACATACAGCCCGTCACGTCTCGATACGTGGAAGAATCCGTAGAAGGTATCGCGGGCACTAACTAACTTTAAAAAGTATAATTATGAGCAAAAAAATAAGCCTAGAAATTGAAATTGACAGTGCATTGTCAGAGATTGAGATAAAAGAAGTATTGGAGTATTACGGCTGGAAAGATGTATTGAATGAGATACACCGTCAAGTCGGTGCTTCTGGTATAATCGAGGAAATGGGGGAGGATGAAGCGATTGACTCCCTTATTGATATGGGGTATAAAGTTGAAAAGGAATAATTCAAAATCGAGATGTATTGAGTTGTTTTGTCGTGTTTTATTTTGTGTTTGTGTTGTAGGGTGTGCCGTTCGTGAGAATAGCGCACCTTTTTAATTGGATAAGTGGCAGAAATGGAAATGCTTCTCAGAAGGATTAAGTTCCACGCTGACAGGTCAGAGGGAGAATAGTACCGTGAGGGCTATCAATTATATTAACTCATCCCGGTTCGAATCCGGGCTTATCCACTAATAATAATCAAATAATTAATCTTATGGCAAAAGAAGTGAAAAAAATAACTGGTGATTGGACAAAATCAATCAGTGAAATGAAGCTAAATGAAGTAGTAGAATTTCCGATATCTGCTTATGATGGAATAATGAGTACAATTCGATATCGTGTTAGACGCAGATTTGGAATTATAATCAAGAGAGAAGGAGAGTTGGACTATAAAAAGGGAGTTTTTAGAGCTAAACGTATTTCGTGATGGAACCCTTAACTCAATGTGAGTCTCAAGTAGCACATGAAGTTGCAAAGGGGCATACTCCTTCTGAAATAGCTGAATTGCTCCAAAAGTCAATATGGACAATAAAGGCACAGATTAGGGATATTCATAAGAAGTTAGGCATTAACAATAACGTAGGGCTTACTTTATTCCTGCTATGTGATAGGACTAAAAGAAACTTTGATTTGAAGGAGATTAGGAAGCACGGTATTGAGTTATTTTTCTCTGTGTGGTTTTTGGTAATAGCTGTTACACCGGATTATCAAATGGACATGAGACGTTGTAGGGTACGATCTAATGCAAGGACTTCGGTACGAGCAACTAGAAGTAGAAAGGACTGTGATTCATTTTATATCATCTAATATTAATCCAAAAATAAAGTTTATGAGAAAGTTGATATTAAACATTGTTCTGCTTAATATTTTAGCAGCTCCTTGTATACTCACTTTTAACGATATAGATCAGGAAACAAATGATTGGAATTATACAATTAATATAATAGGTATTATATACTCTATTTGGTTCTATAACTATATCCTTAAGCCAATATTTAAACCATTATTTAGAAAGGAGGAATTATGAAAAGGACTATGCCTGAAGAATTTATATTAAATCTAATAGATTATGCAAGAGGTATTGGTCGCAAAGAAGAACGAATAAATTCTTTCAAGGAACCTAAATTTATATCACAGAATCAAGCTCATATTTCATACGGGAAAGGGAATGTAACAAAATGGGTAAAACAAGGTATAGTAAAAAGGTATAAGGATGCAGATGGTAAACTTCGTTCTAGTGTGCGGTATGATGTGTTAGAACTTGAATCCGCAGCATTCAAATGTAATTATATGCAAATGTTATCTCCATTGGCAAAAGCTGAAATGAGGGAGATTATAGATCAATAATTTATAGTTTAATCCTAATCATGGAGTAAAGGACTCCGTGCGGTATCCAGTCCGCTATTTAAGTTTTGAATTATCCCGGTGTCCGTTGGTTCGGTATCCGGGAACTATTTTATTAACTATTTTAATTATAATGAATATGGACGATTTAGCTATTAGAGAACGAGAATCCTCATTTGTGATTCAAGCAGCAGACCTAAGTAAAAATGATCTTCCTTCTTTGGAAGATGCGCAAGAATTACCGATTGACCTTTGCGGAAACTATTGGACACCAGAGAAACCGGGTGAATTTAGAAAAATGTACTTTGTAGAAATCAAACCTCAAAAGGTATTGAGTGCTACTAGTCCGGATGAATTAATAGATTTGGATTGTGCTACTTTCTTAGAGAAATCAGCAGATGGTATGGTGCAGACGGTTACAAATGGCTCTCGTAGATTGGTTGGTATTCTTGAACAGTATATTGAGAACGGATCACTTAAAAGTGGCATGCCTCTTAAAATAACCTACATGGGCAAGCGTAAGAACAAAACGAATAACTTCCAGTCAGATAATTGGTCTGTAAAACCTTTGCGTGTTAACTTGCCTGTTGCCGGATGATAGATTTTAATTTGGACGATTGCGCAGAAGGGGAAGAACTCAACCCTTCTGCTTATAATCCGGAAGATTATCCCACCAAAGAGGAGATGCTTGATTTTATCTCTTTGAATTGCAATAAGCCACCTGTTAATATTGATTTGAAGGAATTGAGCGTTAACGGAGTAGTAAAGCGTGATCCTATGGAGATGTATTTGAAAAGCGATCATATTTCCTCTTCCAATTTGAAAAATGCTCTTAAAACTCCACGATCCTTTTATTATGATTACGAAAGGACATTTGAAGAGAAAGAAAAACCTTGTTTTCAGTTAGGGACATTTGCCCACATGGCATTTTTGGAACCACGTTTATTCGAGCTTGTCAAAGTAGAACCTAAGTGTAACCAATCATCTAAAGAAGGCGTGCTTGGAATGATTAAGTTCTATAATGAATTGCTCCAGAATGATAAGAATTATGTTCCAGATGTCGAAGAAGAAATACCTTCTGAAAGGTGGAATTTCTGCGATCTGAAAGACTTTCGTGATAATAAGAAACAGAAGTGCATTGATTTGGGATACTCGTTTATCAGTGATGAAATGAGTATGATTATCAAGGCTCTTGAAAGGAACTATTATTGGTATGGTGGCGGCATCATCAAACAGCTTTTGAAAGGTGCATACTCAGAAGTATCGTTCTATGGCAAGGATGAAGAAACGGGGCTTAATGTAAGAGTTCGACCGGATTATTTTAATGTAGAGGAAAATATCGGTGTAAATGCAGTTATTTCCTTTAAGACCACACGTGCCGACGATCTCGGCAAGTTCTACTATGATTGTGCTAAACTCAAGTATGAGCTTTCAGAAGGAATGTACCAAGAAGTTATGAGTAGCGTTACTGGACGAAACTTTAATGTAACGATCATGATCATGCTACAGACGGTTGAACCATACGATGTCGCTGTTCTCTTCTGGTCGCCTGATGATTTGGCAAATGGCAAGTATAAATATCGCTATGCTCTTTCTATCGTAAAAGACTGTTTTGACAAGAAATGGTTTCCCGGATATGATGCTAAAGCCGAAGAAGGAGCAAGAGGTATTATTGATATGCAGCTCCCGGAATGGAGTCAAAAATTGCTTCATCCGGTGGCTATTGATGATTTTGAATAATGGAATTATGCCAAACGGATATTCAAACGATAGAGCGCCTACTTAGACAATGCTCTGATAAAATAGAGAAATATGCTCCTAAAACATCTCCCGATCAGGATTTATGTAGAAGGTGCAAAAAAATGCTTAAGAAATTAAATACTAAGAAACAATGATTGATTTAAAAGACTATGTACCGGAGGAACTTAAATTTAAGCTCCCTACCACCGTGAAATTTCCCGAAGTGATTTTCTCTGATTGTGTCTCTATGGACGATGTAAAGAAGAAGCTTGCTGAGAGTTTCGTTACCATTCAGGAGAAAGATGTAATCGCTAACCGGGTGATGGACGATTATGAAATCTCAACTATCCGTGCGAATTATGGTGAAATTGCTGAGGAACAGATGCCGGAACTTGAAGCACAGTTCGAAGCATTGAAAGCAAAGTTCAATACCGAGAAGAAAGAATTTGAGGCAAAGATTTCAGCATTAAATACTCAGTTTAAGGACCTTGTGAACCTTGCAAAGAAAGGTGTGAAGGATTATCCTTTGAAGATGATCGATACTTTCCGCATTCCGGTTATGGGGTATTACTTGTATTACTCATGGGTGAATGACGCTTTTCGTCTGGCATTAGTTCAAGAAATTCCGAAGCATGAATACAACGATCTGTTTAATTCCGGAGAAAAAAATCAAGAGGCATTCAAAGAATTGGGATATGAACTGCCAAACGTTGATTTTAAAGATACTCGTAAGAATGTCCGCCGATTCGGAGAAGGAGAGGATATAATCGAGGTATGGGAGGAAGATGGTCAAGATGTATGGCTGGAGCAATGGATTGAAGATTTCGTGAATGAAGATACCAGTGAAGTAGTTCCTATTGAACGTCACGAATGGCATCGAGTTCCAATCGAAGAAAGTCCATGGAGAAAGGAGGACGAAAATGACGAGACTAGCACACAAGAGGGGGAGACCAACGAAATACCGGAAGAGTCTGAGGAATAATCCTTATTGGGAAGAAGTAAAACGTAAGGTCCGAATCCGTGACGGGCACAAGTGCCAAGTATGTGGAAAGACTTATAATTTGGAGATTCATCACAAAGTCTATGACGTTGCAGGATACTCTATAGTTGGACATGAATTAGAGTTCTTGTATTGTCTTGAAACGCTATGTGAAGATTGCCATGCAATGAAGCATGGTAAATAAATTATCCCGGTGTCCGTTGGTTCGGTATCCGGGAACTATTATTTAAAAGCTATTCTTATGAAACAGGTAAGCAGTAAACAAGCTCAGAGAAACAGAGAGGTTGCTAAAATAAAGCAGTCGCTTTCCCCCTTTTGTGTAATATGTGGCAAGCCAGCAGTAGATGCTGCGCATTTGGTTCCTAAGAGCATGTATCCAGAACATTATACCAATCCTCAGAACATCGTAGGATTGTGCAGGGAATGCCATAATAGGTACGATAATAACTTAGCATTCAGACAGAGACAGAAGCGTCTTATAGAGCGGGTGAAGTCTTTTGATGAATGTGCAGCAAATAGATATTTTCATTTATGAATAGTTATCAACTAATTTCCAAGCTTCGAAAGGTGCGTGATGATACTTACCTTACTACAGCAGCGCAAGCTTTATATCATGAGCTTGTAGCGATTTGTAATGATATGAAGTGGAAGGATGTGTTTTTCGTTCGTAGTAATATTCTTTGTGGGAATTTAGATATGTCTGATAATACTCTTCGCAAGTCGAGGGAGTGTTTATCTAACGCTGGTCTTATTCATTTTCGATCCAGTAAAGACAAACGCATAGGATGTTATTATTCATTCATGAAAAGTATCAGTGATGATTTACTATCATCCGCAACATCATCCGCAATATCATCCGCAAATATTGAGGATGAAAGTGCGAATGATAGTGAGAAGGAGATTATTAATTCATCCGAAGAATCATCCGCAATATCATTCGCAACATCATCCGCAAAAAATGAGGATGATAAAAATACATCATCCGCAATATCATCCGCAAATATTGAGGATGAAACGCAAATTCCACCTATTATAGATAATATAAACATAAAACAAGAAGAGAGTCTCGCGCATACGCACGAGAGCACCCCACCCGAGAAGCCTAAGCGATCTAGGAAAAAAGAAGGAGATGCGAAGCCTTTAGTTTATCCTTTTACTTCGATAGCATTTATGTCGGCATGGACGGAACTTGTGAAAACTCCAAAATGGAAAGGAAAGCTAAATTATGCTTTGCAGATTTCATTAAACAAGCTGGGGCAGTTTGAAGAAGAGTTCGCTATCCGACAAATTGAACGGGCTATCGAATCTAATTGGACCGGAGTAGTATTTTCGGGTACTGGACGTGATTATCAAGAATGGCTAAAACAAAAAAAGTATGGAAACAATCAGAAACCTTGTACAAGCAAGCAGGAAGCAAATGACCATGCCTTGCAGCAATTCATTGCCGAGCGTCAGCGTAGAGAGCAAGGCTTGGTTAACGAAGTGGAAAGACCCTTCTGATATTGAGCGTGTCTTTTCTCCGACAAACTGGGCTTATGTGGCTCAGAATCCAGAAAAAGCATATTTTTCAAATTGTCCCACGATTAAAAAGTATGATGAAGTTTATGGAGAAGGAAATGCGGAAATGTGGATTTATGCACAAGTGCTGGCATTATTTGGGTCTAGTTCTTGTAAAGACGAAGGGGTAGCACAAGGAATCGGAATATTTGCTCAGACATTTGCGTCGTCTGTTCAGATATACAAGTTATCAGAACTAATGCTGTTTTTTTCTCGATACAAGTCCGGAAGATACGATAACTCTTTTTCTCAATTTGATGCCCGAAGGATTGGAAATGCTTTTTTCAAAGAGTTTATTCCAGAGAGACAGAAAGAAATTGATCGATGTGAAAAGCGAAAGATTAATGAGGAAGCATTAGCTAGACGGGAATTGCCTGCCGGATATACAATCCCCAAAGGGTATAATCCCTATACTTGGTATTTGGAGACTAAGAGACGTGCTGCCAACGGAGACAAAGAAGCTATTGAGAAATTAAAATATCCCCAAGTATGATTAACATAGTGGTCTATCAGATCGCTATTTTTTTTAATTAATAACAAGATAGAAAGGAACATTATGGATACAAATTTATACTCGGTCTGTGAACTAACAACCGAGCAGAAAAAGGCTTTCAATAAGCTAAAGAAAGCATATAAAGAATGTGAGAAGGCAGGCATTTACTTTGCTAATTGCTACGGTGATTTGATGGCTTTTGATAAGAAACTTGTGGCTGGATATGGGGATGATTCTATGCCACCGGACGGTGAATATACAGTCAAACTGTATAATGGCTGCCCAGCTGATTATATGCGAATTGCCAACGAATGGGCGGACGATACTCACGTATTAGGTTTGACTAAAAAGGGGATGAAGTTGTATTTGTCGAATGAAGAATAATTCAATACAAGATAAAAAAAGAATCAAATGAAACTGCAATCTAAGATCGATTATTCTATAGCCTTACTTCGCAAATGCGAACAGATGGCACTTGACTATGACCCGGAGGATGGCTTTTACTTAGCGTTCTCCGGTGGCAAGGATAGCCAAGTCCTCTATCACCTTGCGAAGATGGCAGGAGTAAAATTTAAGGCTCACATGAACCTTACGAGCATTGACCCTCCGGACGTTATTCGATTTGTGAAGAGGAATTACCCAGACGTGGAACTGATAAAGCCTAAAATGTCTATTTATGACATGGCTCTAAAAAAGCATATTATTCCTACACGAACGATGCGCTGGTGTTGTGCTGAATTTAAAGAAATGTCCGGTGCAGGTAAAGTCACCTTGATCGGCATTCGTAAAGCTGAAAGTGTGCGGCGCTCTAAACGTGAAGAAATTGAGATTAGCAGCCATAAATTCAGCGGGAATTTCGACCAATTTTCCGAGCATAAAGAAAATATGGTTACATGCGTCAATGGAAAAGATAAGATTCTTGTCTCGCCTATTCTTTACTGGACTGAACGTGAAGTTTGGCAGTTTCTTAACTCAAATAATATACCGCACTGCAAATTATACGATGAAGGCTATAAGCGTATTGGATGTATTTTTTGCCCGATGTCTAACTACAAACAGAAGCTAAAAGACTGCCAGCGTTTTCCTCATGTGAAGCGAAAGTGGATACAAACAATTCAAAAACTGATTGATGCGGGATATCTCAATCGTAACTTCACCGATGCTGAATTTGGTTTTAATTGGTGGATAAGCGATAAAAGTTTTGACCAATATTATGCAGACGAAGTACTGCAACAGAAAATAGAGTTTAACGTATAACAAATCAGCAATGAACATTGGATTAATCGACGTAGATGGTCATAACTTCCCTAACTTCGCTCTTATGCGGATATCTGCCTATCACAAGGCAAGAGGCGATCAGGTGGAATGGGCTACTCCTTTTAACAGGTACGACAAAGTAATGGCGAGCAAAGTATTTACTTTCACTTCAGACTTTAATTATCTTACATTACAGGCAGATGAGATTGAAAAAGGTGGTACAGGATACGATATTACCAGTAAACTTTCTGAAGAAATAGAAAACAGCCGGATGATGGATTATTCCATTTATCCACAATATCCTTTCTCTATTCAGTTCTTTAGTCGTGGTTGTATCCGGAAATGTCCGTTTTGCCTTGTAAGAGAGAAAGAAGGGTATATTCATCCGGTGGAACCTGTTGATTTGAATCCGATGGGAAAATGGATTGAGGTGTTAGACAACAACTTTTTTGCTAATCCGGAATGGAAAGATTCGGTTGATTATCTTTTGAAAGCTGGGCAGTCTGTTAAACTACATGGAGTAGATGTTCGGATCATGGATGAAGAGCAGGCGTATTGGCTGAATAAATTGAAGATGAAACAGAATATCCATATTGCATGGGACCTACCTCAAATAGATCTAACTGATCGGCTAAAAGAAATGATCAAGTACGTGAAGCCTTACAAAATAACCTGCTACGTATTGGTTGGTTTTAACTCTACCATTGAGCAGGATTTGTTTCGGCTTAATACATTAAAGAGTTTAGGTATTACCCCATTCGTCCAGCCTTACAGAGACTTCACAAACAATCGTAAGCCTAAACAGTATGAGTTAGACCTTGCAAGATGGGCAAATAAGATGTGGTTATTCAAGTCATTTGATTTTGCGGACTTCTCACCACGCAAAGGATTTAAATGTAGTCGGTATTTTAATTAATAACAAATCAATAAAGAACAAAAGTATGGATATCAGAACGCAACCGAATTACAATAGGAAGACCGGAGAAGAGGTTTTCGGTATATCCATCCGTATTAACGGAGGACGTAGATATTGTAAATATCCAATCGGGCATCAGAATTATAAAACGATTGGAGATGCTTATGCCGCATCTGTAGAAATAATGAAACGTATTCTTGCTGGCGCAAGATTTGAATATGGAGTAGACGGTTCTGCCGGGATCAACAAAAATGAGTATGTAAAGATAGTAGATTAACGTATAACAATACGAATATGAAGAAAATAGAATTGATAAACTTGACACTGGATGAAATTAGACGTTCAGCAACTATGGTTAGTGATGTGTATAAAGATGCTGCATATAGCAATCACAAAGAACAGAATGAATCGTTTGAAACATTGATGTCTGACTGTGATAGAGTACTTGAAGATGCAAGAATAAAGCTCCGTGATATTCTTGAAAATATCGCAGAGTTCCAAAATGCTAAAGATATGATTTGCGGTGTAGATATGGCTCTTGGTGAAACAGCTTACGACCTTATCTATGAGAGGAAAGACGAATATGATTTTGATTAAAACAGAATAGAAATATGGAAAAAGTAACAGTAAAAATAGAGTTAGAGAGAGAAGATATCTCTACTCTCATGTTCCTTGCTGGTGGAAAGTTATCAGAAGAACAATGGAATAAGCTCAAAGGTACAGAATACACGGTGGAAGATGATGACTTGGAAGGTCAGGCAATCCAGTTGAAGTTGGCTATTAGTGGTATCGTAGTTGGCAATCTTCTAAAAAAGGAACTTTCAGAAGGTGAAGTTTCTAGTAAATCAACTTATCGAGAGAAGTTAATAGCTATGCGTAAGGAGATGGAAGAAAGGGGGCAATCATGGTAGGGAATATTCGTATTAGACGTAGGAAAGATAAATACCATGTTATGGAAGAGCAGGGAGATGGTAGATACTTTACTATTGAAGGAGGAGAATGTAATTCAAAGGAGGATGCCATAAAGCTAAAAAAACGATATCTGTTCGTTAGAGAGAAAGTTAGATTGTTCAATCAGAATCTTAGAATACAATTGAGAGAAAAGAAGAAACCAAATGGATAATCACATAAATCAAAGTTTGTATGCTGATTCAATAAAAGAAGCTACAAAAGTAGAGTTCCTTGCAAGTAGTGAGGAACTTTTTTTATATGCTGTCTCCCTGTATAACTCGATGATGTGGGGAAGAAAGATTGACCGGGAAAATCTTAGAAGTAAGAAGAGAGTAAAAAAATTAGGGAGAACTAGCAGGGTGTAAAAGCTTTGTTCTCCCTAATCAACACGATGATGTAGCAAATATACTATTTACTTTTTAAATTATCGTGTATGGAGAGAAAAATTAATGAAAAAACGTGGGTGAATGTACGTGAAATCGGGGTAATGTTAAATGTCCATGCCTTTGTAGTATATTCATATTTAATGCAGATAGGGGTAAGGTGCATTAAGGATCGGTATGGGAACGGATATGTCAACGGAGTAGATATTACAAAGAACTTTGAAGGTTTAAAGAAATTTGTAAAAGGATTGAGGAATGGAAGAAAGGCGCAAGCTCCCCTCAAAGAGTTAGCTTTCATTGATCCCAAGATAGGAATACATAATGATTGGGAGAGTAAAGCGGATGGCTTGGACAAGGTGAAGAAGGATTTTTATGCCTCATATACAAATCAGATCTACAGGATTAATCACTACCAGAATTTAAAGAAGGCTTTGTTCCGGTGGGAGCGCGCCACGAGAGTTTGGAAGTACGTGGAAGAAGAAAGAACTGCACAAGACCCTAATGAATGGATGGAGAGCATTTCGTTAAAATACAAGCTGTGTAATACGATATACGATGAAGAACGCCGTAAATCTGTACTTGATACAATTTGACATGGCTGTAAGAGTGATATCGGGTAAATTTGCTATTGATATAAAACTGATTATAGCATGGCGTACAATTTAAAGGAAATGACTGAAATGTGCTCTAAATGGGTGGCTGAAAATGGGCTAATGGAGCATGGCGGTGCGAGGTTGAAAGACTTTTGCGCTCATTTCGGCATAGACTCTCAAACATACTATCGTTGGCTTGAAAATGCGGATTTTGCGGATGCTATAAAAAAAGGGAAAAATGAGTTTAAGGAGAAGCTAGAGCAGAGGTTAGTTGAATCTCTGTCAAAAGCTGCTTGCGGATATGAATTTGAGGAAACTAAAACCGAATATGAAGGGAAGAAAGTAAAGAAGAAAATAGTAACAGTGAAGAATGTAGAGGCGAATGTTGGTGCTGCTATATTCTTGCTTACAAATATATCTCCTGATCGTTGGCGTAATAAACAAACTGGAACCGATGTGAAGACGGAAGGAGTAACATTGAAGGTCGAAGTATTGAAAGAAGAATCGGTTAGTAATATTAAGAAGCTCTCCACACTATCGCAGAAACGGAAGATGAAAGGAGAGGGGGAAACAGAAGGCTCTGGACAATGAAAACGACCTATGTTTTTGACAGGCTATTAGAAGCCACGGTAAATCCGGTGATTCGTGGAGTATCTTCACGGGGTGGTACTCGATCTTCTAAAACGTGGAGCATGTTACAGTTGCTTTTTCTTATTGCCGAGAAGTCAGAAGCTCCTTTGCTCATATCGTGTGTAACTGATACAATGCCGGGAGTGAAACGTGGTATGTTTCGCGATTTCAAACGTATGTTGCAAGATGAAGGTCTTTGGAATGGCAAGGCAATGAATTTAACCGAAATGACTTACACTTTTCCTAATGGATCACAGATAGAGTTTTTCGGTTGTGAGAATGCTGCGAAAGTATTTGGTCCTGCACGTGATATCCTGTTTGTAAACGAAGCACAGAGGGTCCCGAAAGAAGTATTCCGGCAAATGGCGGTTCGTACTCGTTTGATGCTGTATGTAGACTTTAATCCGGTTAAGAAGTTTTGGGCACACGACTATTTCAAGGGTCCCGGCATGGTGGAAATCGTCAGCACCTACAAGGATAATCCATATTTGACACCGGAGCAGATCGAAGAGATTGAGAGAAATAAGGCTGATGAAAACTGGTGGCGAATCTTCGGACTTGGTGAAACAGGAGGAACCGAAGGACTGGTATATCCTGAATATGATATTGTGCCGGAGTTTCCTGCGAATTGTAAATGGTGTCTTGGTCTTGACTTCGGTTTCTCAGGTGATCCTACGGCGATTGTAAAAGTTGGCTTCGATAAAGATGATCTTTATGTTCAAGAGATCGCATACTCTACAGGGCTGTTGAATTGGGATATTGCGAATGTCTTGCGCAAGAATGGGCTACATAAAGTTACCACTATTGCGGATAATCAAGAGGCGAAGAGTATTGCTGAGATTTCTCGTTTGGGATGCCGCATATTTCCATGTATAAAGGGAAAAGGATCAATCATGGCAGGTATTTCACAAGTGAAGCAGTTTAAAATACACATTGTACAAGGTAGCCGAGGCATACAGGACGAAGCAGATAATTACTCTTATGTATTTGACAAGATGACCGGACTCTATGATACGAACGAGGCAGTAGACGAAAATAATCACGCTATGGACGCTATACGATACGCGACTGAGTTTCTGATCGCCAAGTATCGTCCCGGCAAGAAACAAAGAAAAGATGAAGAAAAGCGAAATTAAAACCTTTCGGGGATATGTGCGATATCGGATATATCGCCTATTTACCCCATTTCGTTGGTTATGGAAGACGTTTGTTCGTCTGACAAGTAGATATCAACGCTTGATGCAATTACGGCGTATAGCGAATCTAAAGCCGGATGCTGTGGAGAGTCTTTCGCAAGATGAAGCTGCACTTCTGCATTATATGTCGGAATACTTAATACCTTCCCGATGGGTAACACGTAATGGACAGATCATTTATACGTGTCCATCAGTTGAAGATGTAACTCTCTGGCAGATGATCGAAGCACGCAGAGCTGAAACAGTATTAGAACGTATTAGCGGATGGACTGGGGGATATGTACCAGAAACTGTTGCTGATATGGTGAAACTGACGAAGTACATTGTAGAGCAGATCGGACAGGCTGACGAGCTGGAACGTGTACTGTTACCGGGGGGAGGTGGTTCCGGTGAATCGAATCCAATCACAGAAGCTAAAAGTGTGCTAGGAATGGTACAGATCACATCCGAACTGTTTAACTGCTCATTCGAAGATGCGAAGAAGATAAACTACTCAGATGTTATTCTAGCGATCAGCAAGAGACATGATGAAGTAGAGAAACAAAAATCTAAAACTAAATAATCATGGGAAAGAAATACTCAATTAATTCAGCGGGGTTCATAGTAGCCGAGAGAGACGTTTACTCTCTTGGCGGCTTCATCCCAAAAGGGAATATAGGAGGAAAGGTAGCCTCCGAGGAACAACTATCGCAGGATGGGGAATGCTGGTTAGCGGGCGGAGATATTTCCAGTCGCCCGGACATCCGCATAAAAGATAATGCTTTTATAGGAAACTTCTACCCCGGTTCGAATCCGGTTCACACCGATGGGGTAACGGAGTTTAGCGGAAATACTAAAATTCCGGGACAAATCAGTATCAGAGCTTTTTCGGCGGATGCTAAATGCGATATGATTGTGCGGGACAGCTTTATAGGAATCTTTATGGACTGTGTTTGCGGTCCTGCTACAAATACGAAAGCATTCCCGTTTGAGCAGGGGCGTTTTAATCAAGACGCGTCAAAAGGGACATTATTTACAAGTGCTACGATGCGAGTAGACGCCGAGAACTTTGTACGGAACACCGCCGTTCTTAGGATAGGAAAAGATACACGTATTTATGTTCCGCCGGGATTTAATGCGCGAATATATTGGGCTTATTACACCGATTCACCTTCCGGATTCGCCTACGCAGGAGAAAGCGAAACGGCGACATCCACATTGTATAAACTATCGCACCCGATATATAACACGTGTATGGTAGCCTACGCAAGAAATCCTACGTTAACTCCGGCGGAACTGGAAACTTCGGGTGCTAGAGTAATCGGTCACATTAGCGGTTCCCTTCTCATGGACCTACGCCCCGAATCCGTATCCGGCGTTTATGTTATGGACGGTTCCGAATTTATAATGCCTACGGATAACTTCGCGCTTGCTACTACGCAGCTTCGGTTCTTGGCTGGCGGGCTGATCAACACGACTATGTACACGAAAACAGACCGACAGGACTATAAGCCTTATGGAACATTCCGGAATGTGGAACGATTAGAATACATTCAGTACCTCGCTGATATCCACAGAGGGAATGCAAACAGGGACCATTATATCGTAGCATCTGATTCTCCTTTGGTCCGGATAAGCGAAAGTTTTGTTTCGGGGCCTTTGGTGAACGCCAGAGGCGTGACGCTACGGAGGTGCATTGTCCCAAAAGCATCGTTTACCCACAACAAAGTTCTAGGCAATACGTACGAAGACATAGATTTCTCGTACGCGCAGGAGCATATCGGGAAAACGGTAGCAGGAAGAACGTTATACAGTAGTCATATGCAGGGGCATTATGACATGTTTAGCAGTGGAGGAGAACTAACCGGAGTTATCAACAGACCGGAGAATCTAGATGATACCGCCCGTCTAACTGAGGCTCACGTATATACTCAGTTAGACGGTGATATCATCGAACAAGGTGGATATAGTACAGGTTCCTCCGGTAGCTATGAGATTTATAAAATCAATGACCCTAATAGGGTGAGAATGAAAACACCGTTAACTACTAGAGGCGCTGTTTTCCCTGCCCTTCCTTCTAATTATCGAATGAAAGCGATATTGTATTTAGATGACAATTTTATCTCTAAATCCTACGAAACGGATGTAACAGAGTTAAAAAATGAATATCCGTACTTTGTTGCATCCTTCCGGAAAGAAGACGATTCCGCTATAACCGCCAAAGAGTTCATTTCTAAGGGTCTTTTTATACAAGGTTCAGATTACACAAAATACCCTATAATCTCCGGTAGCGGATACGTAGGCGCGGGCGTAACGGTGAGAGGTGATGTTCAAGTGACCGGACAGGAATACGAAAAGCGTTATTTCGATATTAATAAGTGGGAAAAGGGAGGTATAAACGAGAGCTTAATACCACAAGGGTGGGAAGCCGGTAAGAATCCTCCGGGAGGTTCAACCGATGCAGACCGTAGACGATTTAAAGAAGTTATTCCCGTAGAACCGGGTGCAGTGATATCATGCAATCCGGGGTATTGGTTTAACTGCTATGTATATGCTTTCGATGGTACATATCTTGGTACATCTAATTGGTCACAGGCATGGGCCATTACTCCGAGCAGGGCTTCTTTCATAGGGGTTATCTTAAAAAAATCCGAAGCCGCATCCGGTACGGGATATATAGAAGATTCCGATATACCATTGGCGGAAGCTCGGTACGTTAAGGCGTTCAAGAGGCTCCGTTATATTACGAACGAACTAGACCGGAGGGATCCTAGTGACATTCTTCTAGGTCCGGATTATTGGGAACAAGGTTCTATGGCTTCCGGTGAAGAGAATGCGGGTAAAACTTATGAGGAACTGAAAACGGTTTATACAAAAGCGATCCGGCTAAAAAGACCTATCAATGTTTTTATGCCCGGACAGAGTACAGGTCAAGGTGCGGGATTTAATGTGTCACGACAGGTATTCGATGCATTAACGAAGTTGTACTCACCTGTTTCGGATGCGGTGTACGCTAAAACAGCACTGATCACGCTAGTTATCGTTAAGTCGGATGCGTCCGAGATGTCGCCCAACGAAGCCCCGGATTCCCGTGTATATGTTGAGTTCAAACCGTCACCGCGAATCGTGGTTCCTTATGGTTCTGCTACTCTGAATATAAGCAGAGTTAAAATCCGGATGTACGACAATGCCGTGCTATCTCGGAACTTTAACCAAGAAGGTTCTATAACCCTACAAGGGAACGCCGTAATGGGGTATGATTTTGATTCGGGCGCATGCCTGTGTAGTAACGGTCACGATGACGCAATAATTAAACTGCCATGATATTCAGTGATATACTAAACTTTATGGATGGGGAAGCCGTGAAACTCGGCTTGCCTATCTATTTCGGAGATACGTCTACTATTAACGAGCTAGTGAATGACATCTCAGGTATGTTCTTAACGTTTGATGTCCCGGACGGTGGTATGTCTAAGTTGCCTCCTGCTACCCGGAAGTATAACGTAGTATTACAGTGCTTAGATAAATCGTACTATCTTACGGATAACGTTGCCGAACTTGATACATTAATGCGTACCGATTTGGCTTTAAACAAACTAATGTCCGCTTTTGTGTGTCACTTCGATGTGGATGGATTGAGTTTCAAGAAGGTACAGAATATCTATGACTCAATGAAGTCCGGTTGGAGTGTAACATTTTCTATAACAGATGATTTATTGAACTATGGATAAGGAGATATTGCAGGTTGTAGAACAGATAAAAAAGGAAATCTTCGAATCTTATGTTTCGAAAGGTTTGGTAGCGTCTGGTGAATTTGGGCGTGATCTAAAAGTAAACGATCTCGGTGATAGGGTAACTATTACTGCACCGCATTATGTCGTACAGATGGAGCAGGGTAGGAAAGCGGGGAGTTTTCCGCCTGTCTCCGCCATTAAAAAGTGGATTCAAGACAAGAACCGGACGGTTGGTGCAAACATCCCGGAGGAAGCAGCTTTCGCCATCGCTTATGTGATGAAGCGGGACGGCATCAAGGTTCCTAACAAGTATAACGGTGGCGGGGTAGTCTCCGACATCATTAATCCAGAACGGGTGAAACGGCTGACGCTGGATATAAACAAGATCATAAAGGCTAAAATTCTAACCATATTAACGCAATGAAAGTACAAGTACCAAGAATAGGTCTGAACGTAGACATCCCCGATGGCAAGGTCTACAACTATCCCGGATGTCTGTCCATTTGGGACAACATTCCGTTAAAGCTGATTGTTACGGATCTGCCTACGGACATCATAGTATACTTCTTTGTGCAATGCCGATCCTCCCTAGACTCGTTCTATGTGGCTAACCTTGAACCTGTCAACGGCATCGAGATCGATTTGGCATCCCACTTCTACCCGCTCCTCCCGGCATACAAGGACCGGATAGCCGGGTATACCGTGGAGCTAGGGCTAACTCACAGAGCTAGCCTAGTCGCAAACGTACAAACACAGCAGTTCCGCATGCCAATCATGAACCTAGCCAGCCGGAACAACATCAACCGGGTATCTAATGCCGACACGGACTTCCGGGACCAATTGGGTCGCAGAGCACCGCTAGCGCATACGCTGGATGACGATTTTTTCATCAACAGCAATCTAGCTACGCAGGACTACGATGTGGATGTAGTTTATCAAGACGGATCGACTGACCGCTTCAACTACATGCAGGGTGACGGAATAGCGGACGCATGTCAGTATAAGAAGATCACGCTCAAGAATCCGGACGGATCAGTAGCAGCCGTGAAGCATTACCCGGAAGAAACATTCGCATGTGGAGCTATTACACTGAAATGGCTTAACTCTTATGGGTCCTACGATGCGATCTCCTGCTACAATTGGAGCACGCAGCCCACGATCACACAGGGCTTGGACGGTGGCACAGTAACCAAGCGTGAGTTAACCTGCGTATTCGAACTGACTGAGGCTAACAAGTTCGCACTAGATGTGCTATCCATGTCTCCGGACGTAACAGTTAGAGGGCTAGATGGTGTTCCTCATGAAACAAAGATACGGTGTTCCTCGACTACGGGAGTCAAGTATACGGCATCGGGCTTG